CCTCTTCCGAGGGCTCTCGCTATAGTGCAGTCATCCCTCCCTTCTTCAAAGGGGAGGATGTGACCCAACCACTTTTCTACCAGCTCTAAGGAGGCCGCTTAATGCGTACTCGTGTGATGCCGTTGCCTGACTGGACTTCACAGTCTGTCAACACAAGGCAGCACCGCGTGATTAGGTATCCGGGTATCCCGACAGGTCCCATCATTGATGATGATACTTGGAAGGATACGTGGACACAAACTAATCCCGCGCTTAGAGGACGGAAGGTAACTTCCGACGAAAATCATGGCATCTCCGTGCGAAAATCCCTATTAGACGGGAAATTCACCGGAGATATTGGCGGGAACTTCAGTTCCATGAACTTTGCTACCACGGTCATGTTTGGCCATGAGCAGCATGTTCGTGCATCTGGAGTTAGTGGCAGCAATTACATCTCCAATGATTATTGGGGACCTGTTTTTGCTGTCAATCCTCGCACGCAGACTATTCCCGTGGACGCCTTGATGAAAAATCTTGGCCCCTTGGGAACGACTGCAATTGCGAGGTGTAAACCCACCAATAATGTCGCCGACCTGTCCAATGCTCTCTCTGAGATTATTTTCGAAGGGCTCCCAAAAATACTTGGGGCTACCCTTTGGAAGGGAAAATCCAACCTTGCTAAAATAGCAGGTGGGGAGTTCCTAAATCTCGAGTTTGGCTGGAAACCTCTTGTCCGTGACATCCGTAGTATTTCTTACGCTGTCGCGAACGCTGATAGGCTTATTACAGCTTATGAGCGTAATTCCGGCAAGATCGTTAGGCGACGCTATGAGTTTCCGGTAGAGGAGACCGAGGTTACCCAGATTGTAGGTCCATCTGATGGGTATTGGTTTTCCCATACAGATGTACTACTCCTGGATACTTCGAAACCACAGCCTGTGCTCTATAAGACAACCAAAACCTTTCGTAGGTGTTGGTTTTCGGGTGCCTTCACGTACCACTTACCCACCGGCTATAAAAGTCGTAATGGGATTGTGGCTGCGTCGGCAAAGGCTAAGCACCTTCTTGGGCTTGACCTTACTCCCGAAATTGTCTGGAACGCAACGCCGTGGTCCTGGGCTGTCGACTGGTTTTCCAATACTGGGGATGTTATTTCTAACCTCTCCAGCTGGAAAAGCGACGGCTTGGTGTTGAAGTGGGGTTATATGATGGAACATACCGTTACATCTATAACCTACACCCTGGTTGGTACCTGCCGGTTAAAACCGTACGGTACTATCCAAGCTTCACCTGTTACCGTTCGTTTGGAAAACAAACGGCGGGTGAAAGCTACACCTTTTGGGTTCGAGTCATCGTGGTCAACGATGACTCCGCGCCAATTGGCCATTTCTGCAGCACTCGGTATTAAGCGAGTGTTTTAGAGGATGGCTGCCCTATGTCGTGCCCAGGGGCTCGACATAAACCTCGAGTCCTAGGAGTGTTGCTTATGGCATATGCCGACCCACAGACCATTACTATCTCTGGTGTTACTTCTTCCCTCCCTCGGATTTCAACCGAAGGGGATGAAGTCGTATACCAGAGTGCGGATGGCCTGATTCAGATGCTTGCTTCTCACGATAGTGGGAAGCGTCTTAGGCATCTGCTCAGGGTTAACCACTCGAAGCTTACGGCGGATCCGTTTATTCCGGCGGAGAACGTCAAAGTTTCGATGTCTTGTTACATCGTCTTCGACGTACCTCCGGTCGGTTACACGGCCGCCGAGCAATTGGCTGTTTACACGGGTTTTAAAACCCAGTTTTCAGCCGGCTCCGACCTGCTCATCACCAAGCTACTTGCTGGTGAGTCGTAGGGAATCATGTCTGTAAAGATCAAAGTTAGAGTTCCAAAGGTTCAAATACCTGCGGAAAGCTCGCTTGATCCGAACAAACGTGATGTGGATAACAGTCTAAACGACAACGATGATATGATTTTCCATATTTCGATTGGGTATAAAACCCTTTCGTTTATGGTTGTCATATTTCTCCAAGTCGTTTATGTCTACGCAGATCTCATAGCCCAAGGACTGGGATATGAGTCATCTCCGTAGCGTCTGTTTCCGCGTGTGGGTTTTTCTCACACTCCTTGTGGTACCTAAACCCGGTAGCAAGATACGGAAGTATCTTGACGAGTGGTATTCGTAGCACTCGTCGGGTCTAGGAGCGATGTGCCATAGGCTAAGGAAAGATTACCTCAAATGAGGAGGGTCTTTGAAAAGCCTGATGACACTCTGGTCCAAGATGGCTGAAGATTCGGCCATCTTATGCTGCACTAGCGCCACTTCTGACATTAATACGGTCAGAAGGCGGTTCGAACATGAGGGACTCTCGTTTTTAACGATTGTCCTACCCGAACTTGGAAAATCTACCCAAAAGTGGATAGACCAAGGGCAGGTCGGTATCAACTCTTCCTTTAAAACGGGAAGAGGAAGTCTCCCCCTATTTCTAGGAGGTTTCTTCAACCGTGTGTTCGACCGGGCAAGCGGCAAGTTGCTCGATGAGCCTTGCGTTGCTTCCATTCATGCCATTCGGCAGTTAACACTGTCATTTGGCAAGATTTCTCTCCCGTGCTCTCAAGCGCGTGAGAGGAAAGCGATGCTTGACTATGTCGAGTGTGAGAAGGACGTCCGGCAGTCTGATATGAATCTCACGGAGGAAGATTTCCGTGACTTTCAACAAGTATCAGACTTGCTTTATAGGGAGTTGTTTACCCAAATGGACAGAGATGTCTGTTATGGGCAACTTCTGCCTAAGCATGGACCAGGTGCGACTGCGGATAAACTTACTAGTAATGGTAAGTACCGCATGACTACCTGGACCAGTCGACTTGACAGGGTCTTTCCCCTTGACAAGTACCTTATTCCGAATCATCATTTTATTGATGAGTTGGATAAGGTGTCCGTCCTCGAACCTGGCGCTGAAATGCCTGTTAAGGTTATTTCAGTTCCTAAAACGTTGAAGACGCCGAGAATTATTGCAATAGAACCGTCCTGTATGCAATATATGCAACAGGCGCTCTTGCGCAGTTTTCTCGTTGCCCACAGTAGGGATGAACTCCTACGAGGATTGATCGGCTTTGACGACCAGCTCCCTAATCAGGAGCTTGCTCGTCTCGGTTCTGCTAATGGCAGAGTGGCGACACTCGATTTGAGTGAAGCTTCCGACCGCGTCTCCAATCAGCTCGTCAAGAGAATGGTCTCTCGCTGGCCTCATTTGGAAGAGGCCATTGATGCCACACGCTCAAGGCGGGCTAACGTACCTGGGCACGGAGTAATCCGTCTTTCCAAGTACGCGTCTATGGGTTCAGCGCTCTGTTTTCCGATGGAAGCCATGGTCTTTACGACCTTGATCTTCTTAGGAATTCAGAACTCGCTCAACTTGACGCTGACCAAGAAAGACATTTCGTCTTTTCTTGGATCGGTGCGTGTTTACGGGGACGATTTGATTGTCCCCGTAGAACATGTGCATACCATCGTACAGACGCTCGAGCATTTTGGTGCAAGAGTTGGTCTGGACAAGTCTTTCTGGACTGGAAAGTTCAGAGAGTCCTGTGGTAAGGAATACTTTAATGGTGAGGACGTTTCTATCGTCCGTATCCGGCAAGCGTTACCTTACACGATGGCAGACGCAACAGGTGTGATATCAACAGTATCGCTTCGGAATCAACTCTATTCGGGTTGGTATCCGAAAACGGTGTGTTGGCTGGATAACCGACTACGGAAGATGTTGAAACATTTTCCTATAGTTGGGCCAGCTTCACCTGTGCTAGGCAGGGTTTCACGTCTTCGCGAGTACGATTGCGATCGCGTGCACCCAAGCCTCTTTAGCCCCCAAGTTCAGGGCTATGTTGTTGAGGCCAAAGCTCCCATTGATCCTCTGGGAGACACTGGTGCCTTGCTTAAGTGTTTGCTCAAGCTTGAAACCAATAATTTAAGGGAAGCTGATAGCGATATCAGCGCTATACCCTGTTATTGGCCAGGCACGGTCCAAAAGAATGGACCTTCCTCTTGGGAACCACCCTTGAGACAAGATGAGAAACACTTGGAGCGTTCTG